ATTCGACCGGAGTACAATCATCAAAAGATATTTTTTTCAACATATTTGAAGCATACACTATAAACCGTACTGCGTCAAGAGCTTTATTCCCCAAGTCTAATGGTTACAGCTACTTAGCCTATTTCATAACAAAAAGTTAATATCCCTACCGATAGTCATAACATAATATCATACTTGATATCGTAATGATTTCATAACGTTATAATTATTTTATTTTTTTATTGGGTTAAATCCACTACCTCACAAGAGGTGCCAGAACACGCAAATGATTGAGTTCCTGTGGTATTATCTTCATGTTCATAAGATTCTATTTTTTTCCAATCAACATTATCAGGCATTTGTTTCAATAATTCCTCATATTGTTCTTTAGTGCAACTCTGATATGGTGCCTGTTTATAAATGTGGTCACTATAAGGCAAAAATGAAACTCCACTTATTTCATTGAAATGTTCATATACCCACGCTCCTACTTCCATCCATTCATCTTCTTTTACTGTGACCGTAATAGAAGGTTTATGTTCACACCAGTATCTTTGATATTCCAACCACAGTTCCAATTGAGAAATTGCCGTCATGTCTTCTCTACAAACAGATTTGTTTGGAGATTTCATAGGGAAAGAAAATACCATTGTATGTTCTGGTTTAGTAATATCTGGTTCACAAGGGAATCCAAAATTTTCCATGAATTGGCAGAGTGGGTCTTTTACATCTGCCCTAACTGTTCTGATATAATATTGGCCATGTCTTGCATGAATGCCAGATGAAGCATCTACTAACTGAGAAACTGTTCCACTGGGTTTTACACAAGTTATTGCGGCAGATGGATTTATTCCCAACTTCTTTGCCCATTGTTTATTAACTTTTATTGAAACATTTTTTAATCTGGTTAAAAGTTCTTCTAACTTCTTTCCTTTTTTGTTCAATAATTTATTGTCCATTATGCCTGTCAAAGAAACGCCAAGAAGTCTTTCCTCTTCACAGTTCTTCTTCCATTCACTGGACAGATATCGAAAATTGGTAAGAGTAGATTGCCATGTTCCTAAAATTGTTGCTATTTTAACTTTTTCTGTTAATGTTTCTTCTGTGTCGTCTTCTCTTACAACAACTTCTGTTAAATTACAAAATTCTCTATCTCGTAAAATAATTTCAGAGCATGGATTAGTCCCAAATTTATAGTTAGGGTCTCTTCTGTCTTCTAATTTTCTTACTGTATCCTGGGCCGCCTTGCGATTAAATATACCTCTTTCGCCAGACTTACTTTTATAGAGAGATAACCATTCTTCCATGAATGTTCCAATTTCAGGTTTTTCTCTATATGCTACTGAATTGTTTGATAATGCTCTTTGTGGATTTTCGTACCACCACTGTCCTTGTTTTGCATCTCGCATCCTTTCGTCCGTAAGCGAAGATAAACTGATGAGGGCACTTCTTCGTACTCCCCCGACAACAACAACTTCTGCAATTTTACAGATGATATCGTGGACTTCGATGGAATTAAGTTTTCTGCCAGAAGATTTTTTAAAGATTTCCACTGTGAATCTAAACAAGTCATCCAGTGGTTGTGGTCCGCTAGCACGACCACCAAAAGTTTTAAGTCTTGCGCCCGCAGGTCTAATTCTTGACAAGTCCCATTTTGGAACTTGACCTCCAATAAGTAACGACACAAGTTCTTTGTATGACTTGGCCCAACCCAACTTACTATCTTGTACCACAATTGTTGTATCACTATCTTCAAAATCCTCTGAAATTGTAGGGAGTTTATTAACAAACTCTCTTTCAACACTGAATCCCACACCTGTTCCGCACATTAAAATATAAAGAATTTCATCAAACGAGCGAACTCTTTCAGCAGAAATATAAGAACAATTATAACCTGCTACATTATCTCTTTTAAGTGCTTCTCCTGCTGTCATTAATGCCCGCATCGAGGGCATAACTGAGAGGTTTTTTATTTGTTCGCTTATAACTTCTGTTTCATTTTTACTTATTTTAAAATCATAATTATCTTCAAGGTGTTCTACAAAAAAATCAAAATATCTATCTATCGTTTCTTCCCAAGATTCTCTTCTTTGTTCACTTTCAACCCATCTGGAGTATCTAGAAAGGTGAATAAAATCCTGATACAGTGTTGGTAGGCTCATAATATAAAATCCTCTTTATTTAAATGATGTGTAACATTATATATCATTTTTTATTGTTAGACAACTCTGTCTTTTTTATGATATTCTTTACAGACTTGACGGTTTCAAAATCCCAATCTTCAACTGCTTGGCTTTCAATCTTCAGAAGCATTTTTTTTAAATCGTTTAATTCTTTTTCGTTTAATTTGATAATCATATCTTTCTCCAATCTTGAAATCTCAATTTCGCTTCCAATCCATTATATGTATTCTCATCAATAATCTTTTGAATCTTACGAGTAGATAATCTGTATGCCATATCATTTATATCTTTTTCTTTAATATTATCTGGCCATATACAAACATCTCTCCCCATTTCAATTAACTTTTCAATATAATCACATATTTGTTCATTTCTTGGTTCATTGTCAAGTATAAATGTCATAGGCGTATCTTTAAAACGAGAAGGAATATTTTTCAATGCACCGGCACCTACCATTGCAACTGCGTTGTTAAGGAACAGGCTGTCAAGGGGACCCTCTACAACATAAATTCTTTTATTTGGATTAGTCCGCCATTTGCCATACCATAGCCGGTCTATACTTTTATCATACTTTACTGTAATATATTTTAATGTTTCTCTTGCATTAACTTCGTCTTGCATAGTTAATGAACGACCTTGACATGCAACAACATCACCATAACTGTTGAAGAAAGGAATTACTAATCTTTCTTCTTTTCCGGCCAAATTAATTTGTGAATCTAATTTCTTAACGAAACTTGGAAAGTCGTCTGTATAGTACAGCAACTTCCAATGTTCTTTTGGAATGATTCTCATGTTTGCAAACTTTACTGCAACATGGTCAGAAGGCAATGATGTAAGACACTGAATAGAATCTAATATTTCATCCTTCTTTTTAAACTCTGGTTTTTTACTTAATAATCCGAACATATCTTTATTTTCTTTTGGTACTACCTTTTTATCTTCTCCGCTCTTCCATCTTTCTAAAGAATATTCCTTTGACAATTGGAACGAAACTTTCTTCAAAAAGTTATATAGGTTGCACCCAAACCCACAATTATGACATTTATAGAAATAAGAATTTTGTTTTTGGTAGAAGTATCCTCTTGCTTTTGTTTTATTTTTTGTTGAATCTCCGCAAATTGGACATGAGCAATTTGCTAAATCATTTTTCTTCCATTTAAAATTTCTTAGTAGTGTAGATACTCTATTAATATAAGTTTGGTCGATATACGAACTCATTTAGATGTTCCATTCTACAAACTTTTCAGAATACTTTTCTGATTCTTCTTTTTCTGGTAATCCTATATCTCCTGCGAATCCAGTTCCTATTAAATTCTCATGTTCTAAATTTGCAATATCAGATAATTTCATTTTCGATTTGTCTACCGCAACAATAAACTTTCTATTCGACACAACATCGTTATACCTATTCTTTAATTGCTTGACCATTAGTTGTCCCTTTTCGTCCAACTCCTCAGTTCCAATCAGTGCGAACATGAAGTCTGCTGTTGCGGGAAGACCAAACGATTCAGATGTATCTTCTAATCCAACATCAGTGTTTGCAAAACCGCCACGATTAGTTTGTGTTGCAGAGAATATTGGGAGGTTTTTCTCTACTGCCAATCCACGAAGTTCTTCTGCAATTGCCTTGACATACATGTATGAGTTTACATTCGCACCGTTCTTAAATCTTGCCGCGGCGCAGATGTTCAGGTAATCTATAAAAACAATATCAGGAACAAATTTCTTTTTTAACTTTAGTTCATCCAGAAGATGTCTAAAATGATTTACATTTGCCGTTGCAGTTGGATATTCTTTAATAATAAGTTTTCCACTACATCCCATAGTTGCATTTGCAAGTTTCTTTTCGTACATAGTTTTTGGCAAACTACGCAAATCGTCCATA